AAAACGAGTGTGCCGTTGGCCGTGATGGCATCGGTTGGAAGCGTAATGCGCGCCACAAGACGAATGCCGGGCTGCAAGATGATCCGTTCTTCGGGCAAAGGCCGATACGTCCAGCCCGCCGCGACGTTGAACGTATCGGCAATCAGGTTGACGGCCGTGCCCGACGTTGCAACCGTCGTATTGTTGGCCTTGACTACGCTTTGGGCCGCCGTCGCGCCTGCGAGGCCCGTGCGCGTTTCCGGCGTCAGCGTCGAGCCTCCCGAGCCGGTTGTCGTGTGGCCGCGCCTGAGAACAATCGAGATCAGTTCGGCCTGTGCATCGCCAAAGTCGGAATACTGCCCGAACGTGATTTCACGTATGGCAACCGGGATGCCGGTCGGCGCCGTGATCTCGAAGATGTCCTGCGCCGCAGAGACGGCAACCGCAGAGAACGTCGCGAAGTAGATAGCCATTACCTTCTCCCATAGGTGCCATACGCTGCCGAGCGCATTGCTACGTGTCGCCTGATCCGCTCCAGTGAGCGCCTACGCACAACGAACGCGGAAATGTCGAAAAACTGATCTTCAATTGCTACTTCTGACCCGTCCGGCCAGTACGTCGCCGCAAAGTACGCCCGCGCGTAATACCTTTGCGGGTACATGCCACCCTCACACCGTCAGCCGATTACGCATGGCCGTCAGTTCTGCCTTGAGTGCCGCCAACGTCTGACGGTCATGCTGCATTTCTCGGCGCAAGGCGCTAATCTCATTGCGCGCTGCGTCGGCTTCGGCTTTTGCGGCCTCGGCCTCGGCCTTGGCGGCTTCGGATTCCTTGAGCGCAGCTTCCTTTGCAACCTGTCCGGCGGCCACGAGACGGTCGGCCTGTGCCTTACCGCCGGCGATGATCTGTTCTGCCGCTTTCTCTGCCTCTGCCTTGGCTGCATCCGCCTCAGCAAAAGCCTTGGCGCGAGCTTCCTCGGCTTCCCCGACACGGGCCTTTGCCGCCGTCATCTGGTCGTCAATCGTATCGAGTGCGGCCTTGCGGGTGATATATGCCTTTTCCAACTTGGCGAGATCGCCAATCTCATCTTCCAGAGCCATGAGGCCCCGAAGCATGTTCGTGAGGTTTTTCGCCTCGCGAATGGCAAGCATCGCGTTCGGTTTTACGTCGTCGGCCATTCGCTAATCCTCCAGATCGTAGGTGATGGCTGTTCGGTTGCCGTTAGCGTCAACCGTTGCGACGATGCGGTCTTTGCTATCGGCCACGGCGTTTTTGATGGTGACGGTATTTCCGGACGCGCCCGACACCTTGCCGGCCGTCGCCGCTGCAATGAGCCGAAGCGCCTTGCGCAGCGTGAGGCCGCTTTCCACGTCTTCCTGATCGAGCAGGTAGGTCGAAAACGTCGATGCCTCCAACTGGACCGCCGGGGCCACGGAGATCGCCATGTGGCCAACAGCGGTCAGCGTCGGCGACACGGTCGCCTGCCCCTGCATCGAGACAGTGGCCCAGCCTTTGGCCGTCATGCTGCCCGACATCGTGGACGTGCCCGCGCTGGACAGAGTTCCACCCAGAGCCGCGCGGACATTCGCCGTCATGGACGACGTGCCCGCCATCGACACCTGTCCGGACACTACCAACTGGCCAATGGCGGACATGGAGCCCACACCCGCCATCGTCACCGCGCCGTTGACGCCGCCCGCCGCGTTGGCTGTCAGGGTTGCGGCGCCCTGGGCATTCAGAATAGACGCCATGCCGCCCGGCTTGAACGGCATCGACCAGGAATAGGGATGCTTGCGTCCAGACGGATAGCCGGTCTTGTTGCCGCCCGTGGGTCTCCCCTCGTGCAGCGGAAAATTTTGCAACGGCCCACGCTGCTGAAACGCAGACCGCTCGTTCCCGGGCGAGGTGATCCCGAAATTGCGGATCGGCCCCCTGGCGTTCAGTCCTGCGTTCCCGATCAGAGCCATTAGCCACCCCACCCAAAATCAAGCGCGGCGATGAGAGGCGAGTTGGCGCTGGTGGCACCCGTGGCGAACATCAGCCACTTGAGATGCGCGCCGTCACGCACGCGAGGCATCGAGGGGAGTTGGTTTACAAGGTCGCGTTCCGCAGCAACACCGGAGGCCAGAACCGGGATGGTGAGCAAGGGGACAACGTGGTGCATCACAAGAACGCCCGTGGTGCCCGTGTAGGCCGTGCCGCCCGAGAATGTAAAACTCTCAATGTCGGCGATGCCCGTGTCGCCCGCTGCCAGAGGCAGGAAGGGGCCATAACGGTTCGCCGCGTTGCCCGTATGCGGGAGTGACGTGATCGACGGCGTCGCCGCCATGCTCACCGTATAGGGCATCGTCTTGCCCGTGGCGGGCGTACTGTTCGAGTTCGTATAGGTAAAGGTCGTGATGTTCGGGCCGCCCGTGGCCGGAGCGACCAGCGTCGAGATGTAGACACGTGAGCCCTCGCCGTACGGGTAGCGCGAACCGGAGTTCAGCGCCGTCATGGTCACGGTCCTTAGACCCGTGCCAGTCACGTCTGCCGAGCTTGCGCCCTGGATACGAATGTACCCAAGCTGATCCACCAGCATCAAAATCCACGGCGCACCCGCAGCCGCAGGACCGCACATCGCCATCACGTTCAATATGTGCTTGGTCGCCGTGGAGACGTTGCCGCCATGCCAGATCGGGCTAGGCAAGGTAGAACTGTCCGTGGTTGCCACATAGGTCAGCGACGTGCCCGCGTAGTTATTGCCCGGCGTCGCCGTATCCGCGAAGGGATAACCACCAAGCGCACCCAGATCATGCCAAGCGCCCGCGACCTGAGCCGTGACGATCGCTTTATTATAGTCATGGCGCAGGAACTTGCCGTTGGTCGTGATCTGGTTGACGAGGTCGTCATGCGAAGAGAAACCCATGTGTCAGCCCCATGTGAACTCAGCTAGGCCCGCGAAGATCGTCGAGACCAGCGAGCCTGTCTGCGTGTTGCCAATCAGATTGAGATAGGCGCCGTCCTTGATTTCAGGCATGTCGGGCGCGTTGAGAATGCTTTCGACTTCGGTGGCGACGTTGGCTTCTCGGATGCGAATGTTGCGCAGCGGATGAACCAGAACCAACGCACACAATCCGCCGTTGGCCACGGAGAACGTCACGCTGTTGACGGAGCGCACGCCCGTGTCGCCTTCGGCCAGCATGAGGAAAGGCATAAACCCCGCAGCGCTCTCCGTGGTCGCCGTCATCGTCGCGATGTTGGTCGCGGCCGAACAAAAGTGATTGGGCGTGGTCTTGGTGACGCCGTCTTGATTGACGTAGGACACGGTGAACTGCCCGCCACCCACCGTGGGCGATACGTTCACCATCATCATGCGAACGCCGACGCCGTCGGTGTAGCGATCGAGCGTGAGCGTGTTCTCCAGGATTTGCTCTTCGCCGACCGCGTCCATGTCGATGAACGGGTAATAGAGAAGATAATCGCAGAGATACCACATCGACGCGACAGCGTTTGCCGAGTTGGAAAACACCTGCAACAGGCGCAGGAATTTCTTCGCCGGGGCCACGCTGGGCCCGTGGTAAATCCCCGACTGGGGATCGAGCTTTGCGCTGATGAGCGGCGTGGCGGCGTAGTAGTTGGGAACCGGGTTCCCGGCCGCCATGCTCATGTCCATCCAGTTCGCTGCGGTATTGGCCTGCGTCGGAGCCTTTCGGAAGGAGCTGATCGTATAAGCTCCCGCCAAATAGGCATCCGCGTAGGCGTTGATGGAGCGAAAGCCCGCCACGGATCAGTCCTCGCTCACGTCGATGTCACCTGCTGCGAACTGCGGCTGAATACCGTTGGTGACGTTGAGCGTGGCGCCCAGCGCGCCCTTATACATGACCTTCACAGCGCCTGCGCTGGACACGCCAACAGCTGCGTGCGTGATCGCGTTGGTGCCGCCCGTACACTGGGGAAACTGCACGAGCGCCGCATTCTCGACTTGGTTGCCGGTGATCGTCCAGCCACCAGACGACCTTGGCACGGCCACGCGCGCATACGAGGTATATGTCGCCTCGTTCGTGGCCATTGTCCCCGCCTCGCCCGGGTCTGCCGTGTGCAGAGAGACATACAAATCCGTCAGAGGGGACGACGCTGCGTTGTCGGCAAGGTTTGCGATCGGCGTGCCGTGGAAGAACAGCTTGAGGATGTCATTTTCGAATGTATTGCCTTTAGACATTTCGTCCCCTCTGGCCCTTAGAGCGACTTGATCACGAAGAACGCGATCTTTATGGTTCCGTTGAACGCTTCCGCCGATGCGTGCTTGTTGATGACTTCGATCGTGACCTGCCCGGCGGCCGGCTCGACCTTGCCAATCATCGGCGTGCCCTGGTTGTTCGTTCCGTCGTAGACAGACGCGAAAACAAGGTCGTTTGCTGTGATTTTGTTGTTCGTCACAACAAGCGTGTAAAAAGCGTTTTGCGCCGTCGTGAGGGCTTCTGACGTAACGAGGCCCTTATAGTCGTTGATCGTCACGGCAGCCGCCGCAGCGGTTCCCGTGCTGATCTCAGATGCAAACCCGGCAACTCCCTTCAGGAAATTCCTATCTTTGCCGTCGTAGAGTTCTGGCCCGTAAGGCATTGCTTATCCTCCAAAGTTGAAGGGGCGGGGTTTTGAGCCCCGCCCGCTATGCCTTACCGATCACCGATAATGTAGGTGAAGAACACCACGCCCGAACCGGCCGTGATGGTCGAGCCCGATGTCAGCGACGCAACCAGCTTTGTGTCGACCGTGCCCGTGTCGTCGTGAGCAACGAGCGGGTTGGTCGAAACGTCGCGTATCGTGCCGGCCGTACCCAGCGCCAGAGCCGAAGCGTAGGCGTCTGGATCGGCCGCTGTGCCGAGGTCCATCACAGGCGTGCCACCCGTGAAGGCAGCGGTAACAACGATGCCGCAGTCGATGACCACCGCGCCGGGCGGGAGCCATCCAATCGTTTTAACAAGGTCGTCATCAGCAAACGTCACCGTTTTGGCGACGTAGTGCACCATGTTCTGCGGATATTCCTGGCCGACGCCGCCAGCTACATCTGTAGTCATGTCTTTAGTCTCCTAGTTGCTGGGGTTTCGGTTACGAGGACGCGGCGGCGTACGTGGAAATCACGACCGTGCCGAAGTCCGCAGAATTGAAGCGGGTCTTTTTCAGGCCGAAAATCGACCACGCCGACACTTCGAGCTTGCGCTTGTGGTCAAGCAGTTCTTCGTTCCACCGGAACTTGTTGGGCGTGCCGCGATCGGCCGAGCCGTAAGCGCAAGCCGCAGCCTGTGCGCCAAGCAGAACCGCGCGGCGCGTGTTCGACACGGCCGTGGTTCCGTTGACGCCCTGCACCACGTCCTGCGATGAGCGAAGGATCACGCCGTTATATTCGCCGAGCGCGCCCGTGTAGATCGGGTTCTTCGACGAGTTGTCGGCCGAGAGAGCGGCTTTCTGGATGTCGAGCCACTGGCCCGACGACGAGTTCGTGCGCAGCGACGTGACCTGATAGGGATGCAGGTAGCAGATGTATTTCGGCTGACCGTTAATCTTGATAGGCCGCACCATGTTGTCGCCCACCTTCGCCATTTCCACCGCCTGATCGATCAGGTCGAGCGTCATGATGTCGGCAGACGTGAGGTTGTTATCGCCTGCGGCCGTGCCGGCGCGGATGATGCGCGACGACGAGGGGGCCACGGTGGCGTTCAGGCCCGTGTATTTCGTGTTCGTTTCCGCCGTGTAGCCGCAGACTTGATTAAAAAACGACTTCGACAGGCGATCCGCCCACCAGTCGGCCAGCGCATCCTTGCAGTTGTTGCGGAGATCGAAGGGAACGCGCTGCTGGTCGATGGTGTTCTCAGAGCGCGAGCCGACAACGTGACCAAGTTCGTTGATCGTTACGCTATCCGAGTAGATCGAGAGGCTTTCGCCGTTACCTTCGGCGGTTTCGCCTTCCGTCTTTCCGTCGCCGGTCAGACGAGCGCGCAGACCGAACGTCACCTTGTCGCCGGTGCCCTTTTTGGTTTCCGACTTGACGTGGATAACAGAATTTTCATCCTCACCCATGAGGGGCGCGATTTCGAGATATTCGCGCATGGCGGCTGTGAGGTTCTTCGCCCACAGCTTGACGGCCATTGCGTCGTTTACACCAAACGATGTGTAAGACATGGTTATCCTCTCCAAGGATTTGTGTTGTTCCGTTCGTCTTGCGCGATGACGGGCGCACCGGAACGACCGTTGGAGAGGCGGCGGGGTCGTGCGCCGGATGCGATACGGGCATCAGCCGAAGCGCTCTAACGTGGCGCAATCGGACCCTGGACGTGTGGGAAGAAATGGGGAGCGGGATTTGAGGCTTAAGGCCGAGGACCAGTCGGCCGCCCTATGTCTCGCTGCGAAGGCTTCTCACTGCATTCGCGGCGTTCGTCAACCACCCATCAGTGCTTTGAGCTTCGACTTGCCGATCTTCGCCGCTGTTGCCGCGAATTCCTCTTCACTCATATTGGCGAGCGCCTCCAACGTCAGGCCCTCACCCGCCGTGCCGCCGGCAGCGGATAGAGAGCGTTGTGTCGCCTGCCCCTTGGCAACCGTGTCGAGCTTCTGTGCGGGATTGACGGCCTGTGCCGCCGCTGCCGCCTGTTTCGGCGTGTAGCCACGGGCGATCGCCTGCTCATAGAGGACCGCTGACGGGCTTCTACGCTGCTGAAACGCCTGCGCAACGATGTTGGTTTCTTCGTAGGTCAACTGTTGCCGTATCTGGTCCTGAGAGTATCCCAGCGCGGCTAGTTCTTTTGCCCGTGAATTGGCGATGTAGCCATAAGCATCCTTGAAGTCGGGCTTTTCGGTCATGAACTTCTGCGCGTCTTGCGCATAGGCCGATTGAAGCTGTTGCAAGCCCTGCTCGCGCTGCCGTTCCTCGACGGTCTTTTGTGTCGTCTGCTCGATCCCTGAGAGCTTCTTTTCGAGGTATTTGACATAGGCGAAGATGTCTTTTTCCGGGTCGGGGACTTCCTCCGTCTGAGGCCCGGTCGGCGCCTGCGGCTGTGCGGGCTGTGTCAGCACCTCATTCAACACCGCAAGCCGTTCCTCGGCTCGGGCCATGCGCTCGCGGTACGTATTGAGTTCCGTCTCGACGCCCTTGCGCCGTTCCCGTTCCTTGTGAAGAGCCTGATGCGGCACAAACTTGCCAGTAATGACCGATCTGGCTTTGCCGTTCTCATCGATGTAGAACGCGCCGTCATCGTCCTCGGCCGGGGCTTCGCCGTCCACCGGGGCGGCATCGGCGGTCGGCGCCTCTGTCGGCGTCGGGGCGGGTGTGCTTTCGGCCGGCGCCAGCCCTTCGGTCTTCTCGCCCTTGCTTGAAAAATACTCCATTTCTGCCGGCGTCAGTGCGTCGGATGAAAATTCCGTGCTTGTTTCCGTGTTCATGTTCCCCTCATTCCCTCAAGTGAACGCCTGGATGGCTAGGATCGTCCCGAACAGGATCAACCCGCCCGCGATGATCGTGAAGCCGATTTTCAGTTCCTCTTTCATTGTGGCAGCATCGGCGGCGGCATGACTTCCGCGTCTTCTGCCATGGGCAACGGGCGCTGCGGTCCCGTTGGCACCGGTGGCACGCTCGGCATCATGGGTGGCATCATGCCGTTGGGCTGTTCTGGCATGGCTGCCAAGTCCAGCATCTTCCCCTGCCACGGCTCCGGGGACATGATGTTATTCGTGGCCCCGAGCAGACCCATCTGCGCCGCCTGGACGCCGGCGGTGGCCAGATCGATGATCGAGCCGACGCGGGTGCTTTCTGCCGTGGCGCGGTCTTTCTCGGCTGCCGCCTTGTCCCGTTCCATTTTGATCTGTTCGACGGCCTGCGCGATCTGCTTGGCGGTTTCGGCTTCGGGGTTGGGCCGGGCCGCCATTTCCTTAAACGCCCCGACGAGCTTCGACGGCAGCGGCGAGTATTCCAGAACCGTGATCACCGCCTCAGGCGTCAACAGTTCCTTGAACGCCGGGAGCACTTGCTGGATCGTCGCCCACGTCTGTTCTTTGCTGTTCGGGCTGGTCGGCGCATCCTCGACGATGACTTCGTACTGGCCGAGCACCTGATCGCGCACGAGCGGGATCATTTCCGTGGTGCCGTCGTCTTTGGCGATGCGGATCAAACGGCCGTCTGACAGATAGTTCTGGATATAGTAGAGCCGAACGCGCCCGACCATCTTGCGGAAACGCCGCAAGCTATCGAACAGGGTCGCAAGAATGGTCATGCCCGCCTGTTTGCGCTGCGCCTCCAAGATGCCCGGCTGGTTTGCGTCACGCATCCCGAGCAGTTCAAGGTTCACGCCCGATGCGTCGCGAATAGACGATATCGCAAAGTCCATCAAAGCCACATAAGGCTGCGCCAGACCAGAGCCCGGCTTTTGCATGATTTTGCCCTTGCTGATGGCGCCCTTCGCCGCCCATGTGATCGCGTCGGGTTGGGCGTAGGTATCCTGTGCGGCCCGCTGGTCCTTGAAGGCGTCATCTTCCGCGATAATGCCGCCCTTGGCCGTGCTATTCAGGATGTGCGTCACTTGGCTAAGCCACTTGTTTGCCATCCGCTGCGGGTCTTTCATGACCCTGACCAAGCCGAAGAAAGTTCCCTTGTTCCGGTCGAGTTCTCCCGTGATGCAATTCCACGAGAAGCGATCGCCGGCCGGGCCTTCCATCACCCCGCCGAGGATTTTCGAGCCGAGGAAGGCTTGCTTATAAACCCGTTTCATCTGCTTGACGGATTTGATCGGAACGCCCTGCGCTTCGGCCGCTTGTTTCAGCGTTTCAAATTCGTCTTCCTCCACTTCCTCGACCGCGCCGGGGTTGGCCGGGTTGCTCACCCGATAGTAAGGCACCTTTTCGAACCATTGCGCGTGAACAATATGCACCTCGTCGGACAGGTCCGGCCCTTCTGCGGGGTCGAGCTTGCGGCGCCGCTGCTCAATCGGCTTCGGTTCTTTGGTTTCGTCCCCGCCGATGGCCCATGGTGCGTCTAGATCAACTTCATCCTCGTCGGGGAACATTTCCTTAGCATCCGCCAAGCTCATCTTGCGGACACGGAACACATGCCGGGCGTCGGCCAAGTTCTTTTTCCGTGACGCCTTGTCCCAAAACATTTCAAGCGGATCGATGCTTTCCTCGACATACATGCCATCGGGCTCGACATCGTAGTCGATGCGGGCTTCCGTCCAGCCCATGCCGCAGATAGTTGCGTTCTGGAACGCGCTCGACTGTTCGTCCTCGGCATCCGCGCCATCGGCCATCCATTGCGAGGCGCCGGTCAGCAATTCATTGACCCGCACTTCTCCGGGGTTGGTGCCGCGAGGAAGGTAAACCGTCTCATGCCGGGAGTTGATCTCTAACCCGCAGACGGCTTTGATGATAGCCACGGTGCGGTTGAACGTGATCGGAACGCGGCCTTGTTCCTCGAGATAGGCTTTATCCCGCTTGGACCACTGGTCGCCGGCCACGAAGGCGAAGTCTTCCTTTGCCTCGGCTCTCCACTGGCGTGTGTGGTCCTCGGCCGCCTTGAAGAATTCTTTGAGGCGCACATAAAGCTCGATTTCATCGAGCCCGGCCGTGCCGCCGTCGTTCGGAAGTTCAGCGAAGTTGCCTTCCAACTCATCCGCGCTCATGTCACGCCGCCCCCTTGGTTTTCTTGGACGGCTTGTCGGCCTCCAGTGCTTCGAATTCATTGCGGAGTAGCTGACCGATTTCGATGGTCAGCGTTTTGGTCAGCACCCTGTCGGGACGCCCGTCGAGAATGCGGGTCTTAACGTGCCGATCCACGAAATCCGACACGAAGGCGTCGGCCACACTCATCCAATCTTTTGACATTCCTGCCCCCTAGTCCCGACTTGCCCAAAGCACCCCCAACGCAAAACACACGATAATCACGACGCCCGCCAAAGATGTGCCGATCAGCATGTCAGCGAGCGATGCTTCCATCACACGCACCTCGGCACTGGCCGCTGTTTCTTCGATTTCTTGGCACGGATGGCGTGCGAAGCGTCACGGTAGGCGGCGACCTTGGCAACCTTGCCATCCTTCAATTTGAAGCCCTTCGGCAGCGCTATCTTCCTCATGCCATCACGCTGATCACGAGCATAAAAATTAATCCCCACACCATCGCAGCGAGGGCGTAACGGCCGTTGCACCAAGGGTCAAACTGCAAACGCCACCGCGCCACCTGCTCGCGCTTGTGTCGCTCTATTTCCCCCGATTGCACCATCTCTTTCAAGAGAGTTGAAAGCGGGCGACTATTCCACGCGGCATGCGTTCTCCAATACGCCTCGATCGGGTCGTCTTTCGCGAAATCGTAAGGGTATCCGATGTGCTCTTGGCTCATGCTGCCCACCCTGATGTTGATCTTTCCACCCTGCGATGACGGTCCCGGTCCTTTAAAAACCGCTGCCGGTCATCCGCCGCGAAAGTCAGCATAAGCGCATCGGCCAAGTCTGGAGACTTCCCGGCGAGCCGCTTTTTCATGTCCTCTTTCGACTCGACTTGCACCTTGCCCGACGAGAGAACGCGGTATTTCGTGACGGTGAGTTCTGAGATCAGGCCACGGTCGTTCGGTATCTTGCAGTTCCGCGCCTCAAACCACTCGCGCAGCTTCCAATGAAGCTCATCGCGAAGGCGCATGAAGGTATCCGACACCGATGCGCTTTCACCGACGTTGACGCCGCGAACGGGTAGGCCGAGTTCGTCCAGGCGATCCACGACGCCCGCACCGATGCCGATCATGTCGACACAGATTTCATGCGGCCGGTCATCGATCGGCGTTTCGTCCCACTCGCGCAGGATCAAGCCGCACAAGGTCATCGTGTCTTTCTGATTGAACACCTTGACCGGCTCCAGAACCGTGTTGCCCTTGCGCTTGCAGAGCGTGGATCGGTCGCCACCACGGGCCGGATCAACGCCCCATACCGGCATGACATTCATAGGCGCTACGTCGCGGGTGATGGCGGCCTCGACCCATTCCATCGGTATGAGGCTGTCGGGGCCGGCCTTGGGGAAGTCGCCAAGCACGCGCACGCGGTATTCGTTGCTGTCCGCGCCGAACCGCTGGATCACGTCCTCGATGTGACCGCGAGCGCGGGGCACTTCCTCAGATGACACCCGCAGCGTCCAGAACCGATCGGCCAAAAGCGTGTGCGAGTCGTAGAAATACCCGCTGCTCTCCGTCGGGTTTCCGGTCATCACGAGAATGGCGCCCTCAGTCGAGAGCGCACCCATGGCGACCTCATAGGCTTTTTCGTGCACGCCCGAGGCTTCATCGACGAGGAATAGAAGAAAGCTCGCGTGAAAGCCCTGCATCGCGTCGGGGTTGTCTTTCGAGGCGGTACGGCAGACGGCGAATGCCTCATCAGGCCGCGCCTTGACCACGATCCGCTCGGCCTGGACTTCCAACTGATTGCGCAAGGGCTCGGGCAGCGTCTTGTGCCACTTGGCGATTTCCGGCATCAGCGTGTCGCGCAACTGGTCCTGCGAACCGGCGACGAGCGGCACCTTGCAATCGATATGGGTCGACAAAGCCCACAGGCAGAGGATCGATTGAAAGCATGACTTGCCCGTGCCGTGACCGGAGCGGATCGAGATGCGCTTGTTTCCGTCCCGAATGGCCCCCAGCGCCTTGACCTGCCACGGATCGAGTTGCGGCTTGCCGTCTGGATTGTCCTCGCCCGGCAGGAGAAACCCCATCACCCCCACGGCGAAGCGCAGCGGGTCGTTGGTCGACCGCGCCCATTCCTTCATCCATGGGTCAAGGGTGACGGTCATCAGTGCCGCGCCTCTTCCTCTAGCTGGTCAACGATCGCCGCCATGGTTCCCGAAGCGACGGCCTGCCAGATGCGAACGAAGGCGTCGTCGCCCTTGATATTGAGTTCGCTTTCCTTCGGAATGAGTTGCGCGACGACGCGGAGATAGGTCGAGGGGTCTTCCTCCCGCACCTTGGTCAGCGCGTCCCGGCCGTGCTTTTCGAAGTCGTCGGCCACGGCCTTGAGGAAATCCTCCGTGAGCTTATGCCGCGAGCCTTTCGGGCGGCCCTCCGGGTTTCCAGACTGGCCGGGCTTCCAGGCGTGCGGCGGCGCCTTGCGTTTCTGAATTCCTTTTGTTGTATCAGAGACTTTCATCGCCGCTTCCCCGCTAGATAAATGAAGGTTGCAGGTAGAACGACGATGCCGAGAAAGAGGAAAAGAACATCGATCATTTAGATGTTCTCCAAGAATGAGAACGACCAATCTGGCCCCACGACGAAGGTCACGTCCCCCCGGATGATCATGCTGTCCGTGTCGGCAGCGGTGGATCGGTTGGGCGGGTTGACCTCGACGTGAACGGACTTGCCTTGCTGGACTTGAACCAGAGCGACGCCCGATCCGGCCGGGGCGGCCGCGGTTGACTGTGCTGTCACGTTGTCGGCGGTGACGGTCGAGCGTGAGATGTAGGGCTGCTTGAACGTCCCTACGCTGTCGGTGGCGTATTTAGTCCCCGACGCAAACGGCACCTGAGCGATGCCCTGGTGGTAGAAGCAACGAACCACGGCTGTCATGCTGTTCCCTCCGAAATGGAAAACGGCCGACACCTTCCCGGATGCCGGCCGTCTATGGCGGTCGCCCGCCCCCCGAATTGTTCCGATCCGCAGAGCGATGATCCCAGGGTCCGGGTCATGGCCTTGACGGCGCGGTGAGTCAGTTGTACGGTCAGTGCATTGTCGTGGTGGTCAGCCCCGGCACCGAACGCGAACCAACGCTCTTGCATCCTCTCAAATTTTGAGAGCCGAAGCAAGGCGTTATTGGTGTTTTCTTGTTGCATAGCGCGTGCTTTTATGCTATACGATCCGGTTTGTCAATCCGTTAACCTTCGACAAATAAACACTTTTTTCACGTGTCAAGCTGGAAAAACAGGCTTGACTGCGCTATTTGGTCGCACTTCTTAGGGTTGACGGCATCCAGGAAGTTTTTCAACGCCTGATTGCGGAATTGCTCGAAAAGACGACGGTGCAAGTCCCGTTCAGATTTCAAATCCGCTTTGTCAGCCAATGCAGGCCGACGAATTTTGTGGCCGCTATTGGGAACGTGCCGCAGATTTCGAATGCGGTTGTCGACCTTAATCCGGTTCTTGTGGTCGATATCGAATTCTGGCCAATTCCCGTATGTGTATAACCACGCGACCCTATGGGCGAGGGATGTTTTCCCAAGCCAATTAATCGTCACATACCCCGCCTCATTCAGAGAGGCGACCACATTCCCGGTTCTAAAATTAAGAAACATCCCCGTATCGGGATCGTATATGAGGTTGGCAAAGTCATGGACCGTCCTCATGCGGTTGCCCCCTTGTCCTCGGCCTTATCCTTTTTCTCAAAAAGATCGAGTTGCTTGGCCTTCTGCCTCTTGTGATAGGCTTCCGTTGCACCCTTCGCCTTTGACAAAAAGCTAGAAACGCGATACCGATACTTTCTGCCCGGCGTTAGGTAGGCATCGATTTTCCCGTCTACGGCCATCTTGCGCAGAGTGACGGGCGACACCCCGAGGATGCGTGCCGCCTTCTGTGCTGGCCAATAACGCTCAATTTCCTCGTCTTGTTTCATTTTGCCGCCTATTCCGCGATTAACTTCTGTAATTCACGGATTTTTAGCGTTACGTCGTCGGTCCATTCTTTTCTACGCCTAAGCGTCGTAACGGGCAGATAGACCTTCGTAAGATGCCCTTGGCAGTACGAAGTCCCCGGAATCACCTCTCTGCCGCAATAACCGTGGTCCGCTAGAGGATCACCCCATACCCACCGACAAGAATGCCCCTCCAAAGCCCGCAGAGGCACCCAGGAAGCCCGATCCGGCTCCCCTTGCGGGATGGGTAGCGGCTCGACCTTGAAGGCCACAGGCGACGCTGTGCGGGGCTTCCAGGCGTGGCTGACGTTCGTTTGGCTTTTCCTCTTGAGCTTCCGAACCGCAGACATGGCGTCCGGTCGGCTATTCGGGTGCCGGCCGCAGCCGAGGCGGTGTGCCTTTCCGATCACCGCCGACCGGGTGACCTTGGCGCCGTGAGTTGTTTCCAGACCGATCTGGATTTTCCCGGCCGACCAGCCTTCGGCCCAACGCGCCCGCAGATAAGCCTCGGCCGCTTCCGACCATGGGCCGGTGTCGAGCTTCCGATGCGGCAGACCGAGATAATACGCTTTCAGCCTGACGGACGCTTCTGTGCAGCCGGGAAACATTTGGCCGGCAATGTGGGATATCGTCCGGTTCTGGACCCATAGCACCCGCAAAAGTTTGATATTGTCGGGCGTCCACTTGCGGTTTTTGGAGTGTTGATTGGTCATTCCGCTGCCTCCGTCAGAAAGCGCGGCCGGGTGTACCGTTCCTCGATGTCCGGGATCGGCGGCGGGACTTGCCGAGGCGAAAGCACTTCCCGTAGCGCCTCAAGTTCCCCCCGAATGATCGCCTCGCTCTGTTGCTGCAAGGCCCGGATATGCCGGATGTGGTTCACCGTGGCGTCGCGGACGTGAAGCAAATGGGCTTCCAACTGCCGCAGCGGGTCCGCCAAAGTCGGATGCCGCTCGACCATTTCCCGGTGCATTTGTTCGATTTGTGCCTGTAATTCATTCATGGCGCGCCCCCGTTGCCTTGATCTTCGAAGTTGTCGCGCAGCCTTTCGATGACCGGTTCAACCGCATCCCCGAGCGAAACCCAATCATCGAACGACGGCCACATCGGCGCGCGCTTGCTCATCGCAATCGATAGATCGACCAAGTAGTTAAACTGCTCTTGCGTCATGTGTTTCATGCTTATCCCCTCTTGTTCTGAGCGACGTTCCCCGGCGGGCGCTTGACCGTCAGAAACCGATCAACCGACCCGTACTCAGCGGTCACTTTCTCGCGCCATTCACGGGCGAGCCTGTAGCGTTCGGCGTTGGCAGGATCGCGCGCCGCTTCCCGCGCGTGCAGCGCAGCCCGCGCCTTGTCCATCCAATCGGGATCGGGGACAAACGTGCTCGGCGTTGGCTTGTCGGCTTCATCGCCAAGCAGCCGGCGGCGGAGCTTTTCCCGGCGCCATTTGTTGCGCTCCCGAAACTCGCGGAGGGGCGGCAACAGATCGATCAATTTGCCGGTATTGATCGCGTATTCAATTTGCTCGCCGTCGATTGCGCTTTTCTTGAGTTGCGCAATCTCAGCAGATAACGGCAAGCGACGGTTTTCCCGGCAGAAGTCATGCAGCGGCACAATCCAAGACGGGTTGTCCCGTGCTGCCGTGCGGCCGAGTTGGCAGTCGATCAGGTGGTCAGCAAGCGCAAGCGGATCGGGGTGTTGGTCGGCGTGCGAAACTTTCATTTGAGGCTTCGACCGGGCGTCCTCGGCCCGAATGGCGACCAGCAAGTCGCGAACCTCGGCCGGCGTCGGAAAGTACCGATCGCGGCGGGTTTCGATCAACCGCTGCGCTGCCGCTTCCAAAACCCAAGGCTCAAACGGTTTGAGCATGTTAGCCCATGCCCGCAGCCATTCCGCCTCGGCTTCTTCGCTTTCGTGACGCTTGCCCCAAACGGACCCGAGCAGGCCCATAAACTTCTCGATCTTGTCGCTCATCGTTTCGCCCCCTCGGCGTTGATCTGCGCGAGCAGGCGACGGCGCCTCTCGGTCGGTGTTTCAGCGGATTGCTTGGATTTGTCGGCCTTAGCCCGTTCGGCTTTCCAGCCTAGTTGTTTGGCTAACTGCGCCTCGACCTGCGTTCGTATCGGGTGGGCGCCGTTCGGCTTGACGTAGGGGGCGGCCTGTATCAGCGCGAGATCGAGGGCAAGCTCATCACCCCCGAACCGCTCTAGCCACGTCGCCCGCACACCGTTGATGAGTTGTAGAACCCCGGTCGCCGGGTCACGGAACACACCCTCGTTCGGGTTGTATGTTCCCGGCACCTGCATGGCTTCCGCCCAATAGGACCGGCCCTTGTCTTGACTGGCACGCGAAGCCTCACGCGGACTAATGGGGGGTATATTATTAATCTTGTTTTCTTTTATTAGATTGTTGCCCTTTTGCGTGCCCTTTTCTGTTCCCTCGGCTTGCCCTGATGCAAGCCCATTTGCTTGCCATTCTTCGCTAGGTGTTCCCTGATATTTCTCGTAATTACAGACACTTATGACTGTAGCTTGCTTGCCCTTTTGCAAGCCCCTTTGCTCGCCCTCTTGCTTGCCCTCGTGCATGCCCTTTTGCATGCCCTTCTCAACACCGGGCTTCCTAAGCGAGATCATCCCCTCGGCTTCCAAGAGGTCGAGGAAGTGCCGAACCGTTTTCGGCGTCCAGTTCCACCGCTGCGCAAGGTAGGAAACAGCGCCTACAAGCTCGCCACGGCGAAGCTCCATAGGACGCCCGCCATTGAGAACTGTCCCGTCCTCGTAACGGCATTCCATCAGGAGGTCTTGCCAAGCCTCTGAGCGGCTGTAAGCGTCAAGCGACGGGTCGCACGGCTTAACCGGCTTGCCGAAGCCGACAATCTTGTGCTGCCGAATTGTGCGATGGATCGAAATCCAGCCCGCCGGCATTGGCGGGCGGTTGTGTCCTAAAGTCATGCGCGCCCCCACACGCTTTGCGACCAGTGGAGCGCGTACAGGATCACGCTATCGCCATCCCGAAGGCCGATCATTCCCTCAGCCATCACA